AACGCGCGCTGCTTCCGTCCGTCGCATATACGCGGCGCCAACTATTCGACGTCCGCACTTCCCACTTTCCTTGAGGTGCCGCCTTAGCGACGCTTTCGATCTCGTCTAGTTGTTCCGGTTTCATGCGGGTTCCTTCATAGTCCAATCCGAATAGAGAGCGCGCACAGCCGTGCCGAAGGTTCCATCCTTCTTTCGAGGATTTCCCCTGACCCATGCTTTACCGGACATTGAGGGCGGTTCTACCTCGCACACTCGATAGTCTTCGCCGCGCCTTGTCACGATGTCGCCGACTTTCACGCCAGCGCGCTTCATCCGCTCCAACGAGAGCGCGGCCTCAAGCTCGAACAGTTGATTCCTCAAATTCGCGATGCTGCTCATAAGTGCCGTTTCTTCCTTCGTTAGAAAATCGCTCATGCCATCTCCGTTTCACGTTTTTCGGTTAGTCCCATCTTTCTCGCGCGCACAGGTTCCCACTCGGCATACGCCCGGTTCCACATTTCCCGTTTCTCCTCGCGCGTAAAGCGCTTTCCCTGGTCGTATTCCATGTGGCACCAGTGGCATGCCGGAATCGTCAGTAAATTTGAAACCTTAAGTCCCATCCCTTTGCCTTCGTTGCGATGCGCTGGAACCACTATGTCGGGCGAGGCAAGCCCACCGCACAGCACGCGCAGATAGCACTGTTCGCCTCTGCACGCCTCCAGATACTTCGAGCCCTCGGCGACAGTGGGGCGCTTCGGCCTCCCCTTCATCCGCTTCACCTTCACCGATGTTTTGAAGGTGTCGGGCTCGATGCGAACAGAGGCGGATTTGAAGCCGGATCGCTTCATTGGCTTGGTTCTGGTTAGCGGCGAACGTTTCATTTCCCGCGCTCCCGCGCCTTCGCGGCTTCTTCCGGGTGGTTTTCTGCCCACTCGCGCATCGCTTGACCGACCACTTTCCAAGTCTCGCGACGCTGCAATGCCATCCACGCACGTTCAAGTGCGAATAGAGCGAGTCCCGCGAAAGCCAGGACACCCATCCAGACCATCACTGCATAGCCGAGGTACATCGCGAATTGGTTCACGCTGCACCCCGAATCTCGTCGTACCCCTGAGGCGCCGGGTCTGACCAAACAATCCCGTTAGCCGCGCCCCAAGCCAGCACGTATTCGATTAGACTGGCCTTCCGCTTTACGCCCATTTCGGCCGTGCTTTCTCTGACATTGACGAATTCGCCCTCAAGACCTGGCACTATGTCTGCTGGCAACTCAGTCGCGACAGCATGACCCGATACGAACAGCGTCTTCCACTGATATCGCGTCAGTTTTCGGCCCATGTATTTCGCCTGTTTTTCCGCATCGCCGCACATGGCATGGAACTTTGCGTTTTGATCCAGTGAGCGCGTGCGGGGCTTCAACTCGCAGATATACCCATCTGGTGCGTTGATGACAGCCTTCGATGCGAGTTGGCGGGCAGTTGGATGGACGAGGCGGAATACCTGCTTGTCCATTTACATGTCCTCCCAAATCAGCGCCTTGCGCTTCACCCCGCCAAGTTCGCCGCGCAGGATGCGTCCGAGCGCCACGAAGTCACTGAACGACAACCCGTCTTGATGGCTCGTTTGTACGAAGTGCTCTGCCTGCGATTCGAGCATGTCGCTGTTGTCGTCGACGATGGCGTAATGCGTGACTTCGGGATGGCGGTTTAGCCAGTCCTGGATTTCCTCACCGCGCACGCCGGGAAGGGAAGGCGTCTTGTCGAAGATCGGCAAGTCGAGCCCATTGGCGCACTGATGTACGCTGCCCTTGCCGTGACGCCATGATGAAGATAGGACGATGGACGCGTCTTCCTTCTCGCACAGCTTGCGGATCAGGCCAACCGCGATCCAGTCGAAGCGGGCCTTGTTGTGCTCGTCGAAGCAGAACGGGTACGAGCCTGTCGCCATCAGCGTGCGCTGGCTGTTCAATACGCCGTCGATATCGAGGAATAGAACCTTCGTCGGAGCGCTCACAAATCACCCCCACCATCCGCGATCAGCCCCATCTTCTCTTTGGCAAGAGCGATGTCAGCGGCCGATTCGGCACTGTGGATGTAAGCAAGCATGTCGTCGATAAACGCGCGCATGTTCTCGACGCTGCCTGCGATGTTGCGCTTCATAGCGCTCTCGACTAGCTCGCGATTGGGGATGTGGATTTCGGTCATGCTGCTTTCACCCATTGATGAATGACGTTGTTCAAAGCGTCGGCGGGCATCTGTTCCTCGGTGAGCGCGAAGAGCGGACCGCAGATTCCGTGCGCGCCCAGATATGCCGCCTCGCCTATCTGCTTGATGAAGCCGTCCTTCAAGAGATTGTTTGTTGCGCGCCAGACCGTCTCTTTTGCATAGCCCGACTTCTCGCGTATTTGATGGCGCGTCATGGGTCCGCCGACTTTTAGGACCGATCGCACATTCGACTCGGTGACAGTTAGGGATCTCATGCGGCCACCTTGCGCGATTGCTGCCATTGGTCGACGTCCATGCTTTGCTGATAGACGCGGCCTGGTTGCCCGGTAGGCACGATCGCTAGACCGGCCGCAGCAGCAAACGGATTGGGCTTCTTCCGCCCACCGCCCGTTTTCGTTCCCTTTGGGACGAACGGTTTCAGCGCATCGGGCAACCCATTTGCAAGCCCCCACTTGGGCGACCATTTCCCCATGTGCGGGGGGGGTTCCCAGCCAGCGATACGGAAGTTCTCCCGGTACATGCCCTTTAGGTTTTCTACGGCTCGGTATTTGATGCCGAGGCGCTTACCCATTTCTCGCGAAGTCAGCGGCCCCACCTCCTTGAGCAAAGAGATCATTCGCTCAAGACCCGGGCGCGTTTTGGTTACACCCGCGAGCGGTCGGGATAGCCCCTCGGAACTCGCCATCCGACGAACCGATCCAGGCGTATGTCTCGGAAACATCGCCATCAGTTCGGCACAGGAGCCGGCAGTCGCGTAGACCTCGTGCAAAAGTTTGATTTCCGACATGAGCCAATCGTTTTTTGCTCTCATGCAACCACCTCCTTCCGATAGAACTCTTCATGCACCATGTTCGCTGCCGCGGCCAACTCGCCGACCGTGCTAAGTTGCAACTGCTGTCGCCATAGCTCGACCGCCCGTCTAACCGCCTGAAGCGCGAGTCCGTCGAACGCCATCGTTCCGGTGTTGAGGAACCTAGCCTTCATGCGCTCCATGCTGTCTTTGGCGACGACGATGTAAGGCTTAGCCTCTTCACCGATGCCGCGGTCATTCGCAAGAATCCAGGCCTCGTTGATCGCCTTGGCGATTCGGTCCCAGTGCACCCCGGTCCCGATGCCTTTGCAGATGCAATCGATCGACTCAAGCACGACTAGCTCAAACGGGGCGGCGTCGGCTTCCGTTACGGGCATCGTGGCGACCATTGCGCCCATCAATCGATCAATGCCTGCGTAGCGATTACGCACGGTAGGAGCGGTGTAGCGCTTGCCGCGGGATTTGCTCTTAGGCATGGGATGCCTCCTCCAACTCGGTAGTAATGGAATCGACGAGTTCAATTCGCTGGCCGATATAGGCCATTACGGGAACCGCCATCGAGTTACCCAAGGCCTTGTATCGCGGCCCATCGGCAGCCGGTTTCCCGCGCACAGGTACGTTCGTGTATCCGTCAGGGAAACCCTGCAAGCGCTCGCATTCAGTCGGCGTAAGGCGCCGAACGGCCGAACCATGCATGACGCCGTTATGGCGGCGAGAACCGTTGTTAGCGTCGAGTGTCGCGTGCGAGTCGACTAAGCGCATACCGGATTGACTGCTTTGGAATGCGACGGCGAGATGACCACCTCCGTTCTGATGCGAATTGTCGTGGCCCATGCCGCGCATCGTCGACGCGATTTCCCCTACGCCGAAGCCGTTTTGGCCCGATGCCTTGCAATCGAACGCTATCGGCACAAGGCTGTCGCACGTATCAACATCAGTCCCGTACGGACGGTTTCCGCCAGTCGCATTGCCGCCGGCACGAAGAGTAGGTGCCACAACTGGAACTAACGGCGTGCCGCGCCCGGTGCCGTCCTCGCTGGCGTCGAAGCCCTCGCCGCGCAGCGAGTGGGCGACTAATCCTCCGTCGCAGTCGAAGTCGGTTCCGAGTCCGCCACCGCCTTTAGTGCGCGCGCTAAGGGTAGGGGCAATTCCTTTCCCCGTTTCGCGGCGCGGCGCAGGATGCCCGAGCAGGCTTTCGCGCTCAAAAAGTACCGCTGCGGCACGTCGCCAGTCTCCAAGATGTCCGACAACGAACACACGGCGGCGTCGCTGGGCCACTCCGAAGAATTGAGCGTCAAGAATGCGGTAGGCGAACCCATACCCGAGTTCTGCCAGCCCTCCGAGCAGGGTGCCAAAATCCCGTCCGCCGTTTGATGACAGGACGCCGGGGACGTTTTCCCAGACCAGCCAGCGGGGAGCGTAGCGCTCAGCAATGGCAAGATAGGTGAGCATGAGGTTGCCACGCGGATCAGCCAATCCCTTTCGCAGTCCTGCGACGCTGAAGCTTTGACAGGGAGTTCCGCCGACGAGAAGATCGATAGCTGCATCGGGCCAATCCTTGAATTTGGTCATGTCGCCGAGATTCGACACAGCCGGGTAGTGATGGGCTAGCACGGCGCACGGGAACGGCTCGATTTCGCTCACGAAGGCGGTTTCCCAGCCGAGCGGATGCCAGGCGCAAGATGCGGCCTCGATGCCGGAGCAGACGGAACCGAAGATCACGCTGCCTCCTTTTCCGCATACTCCTGAACGCGCACCTGAACACATGGAACCGTCGCGTATTGCTTAACGATCGTGGCCGAAACGATCTGCTTGTCGTCGGCATAGACGATTCCGTTCATGGCATCGGCCAGGGCCTTCATCACGTTGTCGACGTCGGGCTTAACCGTCGCGCCGATCAATCCATTCATCGCCAAGACCTGGCGCTTCTTCGACCAACTCGCCGGGATCGGCATATTCATCGTGATATGGAGGGCGACAGGGCGCTTCAGCAGATTCGCGCCGGCCATTGCTTGCGATGCAACCAACTTCACCAGGCTCTCGTAGTTCGCTGTCTTCTCAGGCGTATGCACCTGAATGTGGTTGCCGCGACGCGCAAACTTCGGGCGACCCTTTCCGACCGGCACACCCGGAACCGTGAAGCAAACGCCTGCCGGATCGATACTTAGGATTACGGTCATTGGAGTTCCGCGAAAAGATCAGCTTGGTTGTCGACGACCGCGCTTTTGCAGTTCTCAACGGCGAGCTTGAAATAGCTGGGTTTCAACTCCGAGCCGATGCCGCGGCGTCCCATCTTCAAGGCCACATAGACTTCGCTTCCGATGCCGAGGAATGGGGTGTAGACCAGATCGTTCGGATTCGTCCAAAGCTCGACCGCGCGCTCAATCACATCGAGCTGCAGGGGGCTGATGTGGCGCTCGTCATCGTTCTCGCGCGCGCTCATGTATTGCAGCGTCTTCGTCTGGTTGATATCCATCCAGACCGGCGAGGCGTAGCGCTGCCACAGATCGACCGGGAAATCGTCCGTCGTGTGCGTGACCGGTTCCGGGTTCTCGCCCGGCTTGCGCATGACGACTAGGTAATCGGCAATACCCTGGCGGCTCATCGTCGAGTCCTTGCGCAATTGCTTGTAGAGCAGGCCGAGTGCCTTCGTGCGCTGCATTGCGACAACCGGGTCTTTCCAGATGCAGACCTCGGAGTGATAGATAAAGCCGGCGTCCTGGTGCGCGCGGATGATTTCGCCGCGGAAATCCTTGATGCCGATGAACCCATCTCGAGCCTTGCTCGTCGGCAGGTTCATGCAGTGGATTGCCACAAGCCGGCCCGGCTTCATGATGCGGATATGCTCCGCGATCAGGAAGCGGTAGTGCGTCCAGAAATCAGCGCTCGATGCGTTGTTTCCCATGTCTCGCTCGGAATTGCTGAACACGAACAGCGATTCGAACGGCGGCGAATAGACCGAGAAGTCGATCGAGTTGTCGGGCAGCGTCCGCGCCAAGTCGACGCAATCGGCGTTGTAGAGCGAAAACCGCTCGTGGATTTCCTGGTTGATGACATTCATTAGTGGCTCTCTGCGTTCTGGGCGACCCATGCCGGGATCACGATAGGCAACGTCGGGCGATAGGCTTCCGTGCCGCTCGAAGCGCCTTGAATCTGTTTTTGCGTCAGTTCGCGCATGTAGCCGACCATTTCTCCGGCCATCGTGTTGGCCTGTTCCTGCTTGCGCTTGATGTTGTCCTTGACCGCGCCTTCGGTTTCGGCGGTGATGATGTGGACGTCGACTTCGCGCTTCTGTCCGAACCGATAGCAGCGGCGCACGGCCTGGTAGAACTCTTCGAATGAGTCGTTCATGCCGGCGAAGATCATCTGGTTGCAGAATTGAAGGTTCAGCCCGGCGCCGCAGATCGACGGCTTACTAACGAGCACGCGGGCTTGACCGTGCGTGAACGCATGCATGGCGTCGACCTTCTCATCGGGTGTCATGGAGCCCGTCACCTCGACGGCGCCGCGGATCATCTTCGTCAGCCGCTCCGATTCCTCGTTGAGGTGACACCAGACGATGACCGGGCCGTCGTGATCGTTTGCAAGGCGCGCGGCGAGCCCGAGCCGATCGTCGATGCTGGCCTTCTTGGCTTGGCGACGCTCCGACAGCGATTGCGCGACCGTCGCGAAAAGATGACCCTCGAGCAGTTCGCCGCCCGACACCACGTGCTCATGCAGATTCAGTGCGGGCAGCACATAGGCCGAGCCATCAAAGCCAAGATCAGCCGGCGTGCGGATGCAAATCGCCCATGTCGCCATCCACTCCCAAAACTTGACGCGGCCGTGACCCTTGAGGCGCCATTTACCCGTATCCCCGCCGTCGTGCGTGAAGAACGTCGACAGCATCTCCACGGCAGTCATCACGCCCAGGAATTCCGCCTGGTTGCCCAATTCCATCCAATCATTCGGGCTCGGAGTCGCGGTGCACGAGAGCTTGTAGGGCGTGCGGCGAAACGAGTCCGTGATGAACTGGCGGGTCTTGCCGTTCACCGCCTTGATGACGCTCGATTCGTCCAGCACCACGCCGACGAACGATTCCAGGTCGAACCGATCGAGCATTTCGTAGTTAGTAATCGTGATGCCGTCCTCGACTTCTGCGTCTTGTCGGCAATACTTGACCGTGATGCCGATCTTTGCGGCTTCTTCGATCGTCTGTTGCGCCACGCACAGCGGCGCGGCGATGATGACGTTTCCGCCCGTGTACTTGCAGACTTCGTTCGCCCACGTCACTTGCTGTACGGTCTTGCCGAGCCCGGTATCTTCGAACAGCGCCGCGCGGCCACGCTTAAGCGCCCACTTTACGCACGCGGCCTGAAAGTCGAACAAGGGGCCAACGGAAACGTTGCAATCGAAACCGGTCGGTACGTCCGCGAATTGCTTCGATCGGATGAATGCCTCGTACGCATCGTTAGGACTACTAAGCACCCGTTTCACATCGCCTTCCATTCTTTTGTCTCCCCTTTATTGCTGACTGCGGTTATTCCAAAGTTCCCTGAGCCCGTCTTTCACCTGATTCGCGGCGTCTCTTCCTAGTCCGCGCTCCAAGTCCACCAAGTACTGACGGCGTGCTTGCAGATCCCATTGGGCGATTTCGTCGAGCAGGGTGTGCAGCGCTTCCGGGTCGTGGATAGTCATTCATCGGCCCAGTCCGTTCCGACCTTGGCCGGGATTCGCACGTCTGTCCTGATGCCGCGCATCGATAGGCGATGGGCGAGGGCATATGCCGCGTTCTGACCTGTAAAGTTTTCATCGTTGTCGCCAAAAATCATCACTTCGACGATTCCCTGTACCGGCTCCCAATCGCGCATCCCGACCGCAGAGATGGCCGCCCACGTCGGCACGCCAAAAAGCGCAGATGCCCGCAGCGCTGTTTCAATGCCCTCGGCAATACCAAGGCGCGGCTCCAAGCCAGCGAGGCGAATTGCGGCGGTCTTGATCGTGCCGGCCATCGTTTTCTTCGGCTCGTCGACTGGCGCCTTGCCACCGTTGCCGTCGAGCCATGTGCGGTGCATCGTCGATGGCTTTCCGTCTGGCATCGTGACGATTGCCAGCATGGCCGGGAAGGATTGCGACGCGTCATAGCGTAGGTTCGGGTGAAAGCGAATCGCCGACGGCACGACTTCAATACCGGTACGCCGATTCAGGTACGTCCATACCGGGTCGCCACGCTCAACCGCGCGCGAGTCTTTCCACGCGCGGCGCAATGCCTGGCGCTTCTGTTCGTCGGTGAATTCCTGGCGCGGCGCGTCCTCTTTCGATACGCCAATGACGCGCTCAACTTCTCGAGCCGCTTGCGAGAACGACCAGCCGTTCATCTTTTGGAGTAGCGCGAAGCCATCGCCCGCGCCGTCGTTGGAGCAGAACCACGTACCCCGGCCATCCTTGTTGTCGAATCGATATCGATCCTTACCGCCGCACATTGGGCATGGGCCGTGCTTCTTCGACAGGAAGTCTTGCGACAGGCCGAGCGATACCAGGATCGACTCCCAGCGTCCTACGCACAGATCGCCGATCCGCTCACGCTGCATTTTTCATCCCCTTGGCGTATGCAATGTTGCGCGACTGGATATAGCGTTTTGTTTCCTTTGAGGGCTCACATGCAATCTTCTCCATCGCGTTTGGCCAGACACCAAACTTCTCGCGGAAGATGTTCGCGATGCGACCGTCGGAGTAACCGCGGATCGACTGGAGCCCAAGCAATTCCGAGTAGAACTGTTGCTTTTCAGCCTGAGTGGCCTTCGGCTTCTTGTCGCCGCGCTCTTGCTTCACGAGCTCGCCGTCGGCGGCATGCACCGTGTTTTGCTTCTCTGGCGCGAAGCCGCAAGCGGGGCATGTGTGCGCCGTTTTCATGTACGAGCACTTTGCGCATGCCGTCGGCAGCTTTTCTTTCTTCTTCGATGCGGTCGACTTCTTCGGCTTTCCGTCGTCGAGTTCCAGCGGCAGGTCGTCCGTCGGGAATCCAAGATGCTTGACCGTGCCGGAGTGGTCGAGAATCAGCGCGCGCGTCTTGCCGTCGGCGGGACGCAGTACGCGGCCGGCCATTTGGATGTAGCGGATCAAGCTGCGCGTCGGACGGGCCAAAATCAGCGTTTGGCAGAACGGAGCATCCCAGCCTTCGGCGAGCAGCGCCGAGTTGCTGATGATCGTCGTCTCACCGGATTCGAAGCGCTTGAGGGCTTCGCGCCGCTCGTCGGTATCGTCATAGCAGTCGATATGCTCGGCCTTGACGCCAGCCGCAAGGAACTGCTCGACGACGTGTTTCGAATGCGCGATGTTCGATGCGAAAACCACCGTCGGCGTGCCATTCGCATGCTTGAACCAATGCGACACGATATCGCCGATCAGCTCCGACTTATCGGCCGCTTGGCCCACATCCATGTCCGAGAAGTCGAGCTCGCCGAACTTGTTTCGGACCTGCTTGAACCCGGTCATGTCCGGCTCGCCGGGCGCGTATATATCGCAGTCGACGAGCCAGCCGTCGGCGATTAGTTCCTGAATGCTGGCAGCCGCGACCATGCGCTCAAACAAGGCGCCCCCGAGCTTGTCGTATTGCTTGCCGAGACCCTTCGCAAACGGCGTCGCCGAGAGGCCGATTACCGGCTTTCCGGCGAATGTCTCGATGATGCCGCGATATTCCTTCGAACCGGCCACGCCGTGCGCCTCGTCGATGATGATGAAATCGACGTCGGGAATGCCTCGCTTGGCAACGGTTTGAATCGAGCAGATCAGCACATGCTCGTACTCGCGCCGGCTGTTCTGGCCTTGGATGATGCCGTGATCGATACCGTACTTGCGGAACGCCTTCGAAGCCTGCTCGACGAGTTGGATGCGGTTGCACAGGAAAGCCACGCGCTTGCCCTTGAGCCGAGCGCCTTTGACCAGCCCAACGGCGAGAACCGTCTTGCCAGCGCCCGTCGGGGCGTAAAGCATCTGGCGCAGATAGCCGCCAGCCAAGCCAGAGCGAAGGGCCTGAATCGCCGACGCCTGGTACGGGCGCAGATCGAAGTCGAGCGCCGAGGCTACCCGGCCAGGGGAGGGATTCGACGAGACGCCACCCGATCCAGTGGTACTAACAACCTCTCCATGAAAACCCTCTTCCTGGCTAGGAGTAGTTGGTAGTTTCTGGCTATGGATAGGGTTTTCCGTGGGTTCCGTTTGGGATACCGACGAGCAACCCAAATAAAACCCAGTGGGTTTTTCATCGCATGATCTTACGAGTCCTAACGAAAACCCAGTGGGTTTTTCTTGGGTTATGCTTGGGTTATCCATGTCGTCAATCCTTGCGGGGTCTTCCTTGGCTCAACTTCCCGTTTTGGCGATTCGTTTCGGCCTTTGCCTTCGCCTTGCCGATTTCCTCATCGATGCGCTTGTGGTGGTAGCCGTCCGGCATTTCCTTGAAAAAACGCTCGAGCACCGCATCAACTGCCTCGCGTTCAGCCTTGCTCGTCGCGCGGGCCATCTGATAAACCTCGTCCTTCTTTAGCGGGAGCGGCTTCTCTTCGGCGTAGTAGACGTCAATGAGCCGACCGTACGCGCCGTCCTGGGTCATCGACAGCCGTAAGGTGTCGCGAAGATAGTCCCCGATGTAGCGCTTATAAAAGTTCACAGACGACCTTGTTCTGTACTGCGTATGGCGATAGAACGCTGCTGTTCTTCATACTTCGTCAACTTCCTCAACGCCTCGCCCGCATATCGCGTCGCTGGCGTGTCCTCTTTGCATACCGTCATCCGATGCAGTAGCTCGAATACCTCGGCGAGGAGGGGGTCGATGTGGATGTGGCGGTCGTTCACCTCACACCCCGCCAAGAATTTTTTGAAGTTCGCCCGCAACTTTCGCGGCCCGTAGCAGCCCGACGTGAAAATTACCTAGTGCAGCGTCAAAAAAATGGCGCAGTGCGCCACCGGTTGAGGGGAGGGTGGGCTTCATGCGGTCACCTCATCGGTGATTTCTTCATCGATGGGGAGACCGGTTATGGGGCGAAGCATGTAATCCTCGATCACCCCGACTAGCGTCTCGACAAGAACACCGGAACCATTGAAGCAACCGAGCATGGGAGCGCCTGTGCTGCTAGCCACCCATCGGAACGCCCCATCGAATGCCTGATCGAACGGGCGATCGATATGGACAATGCGACCGATGTTTTCGGATATTTCCGATTGAATGATGATCGCCAGATCATTCACTTTGCATCGAGCGTTCATTACGCGGCCCTCGCCATTTTCGCCAGCTTCTTAGCCCGCAGTTCTGCTGCGCGCTGCTCCAGTTCAGCTAGCTCGCGCATGTCGTCATCAATCAGTAGATCGCGCTGGTATTCGATCCACTGAGTCAAGAGCGTGTGACCTACCAAGCACTCGAATCTGGCGATCGCAGTGATCGGAAGATGCCAGAGCTTGCCCGCACCATCCCGGCCGTTCTTCATCTTGGAGAACTGAGAAGCCGACAAACCGAGGTAGCCTGCGTACGTTTTTTCCATGAATTTGAACCGCGATAGTTCGATGGACTTGAGGATCAGTTCCGCCTGGCAAGTGACTGATTCCACAACAGATTGATCGACCTTCTCGGGCCGCTGCATGCGGCACATCAAGGGCAGTTCGAACTGAGGGGGAACACTTGACACTGGAATGGACACTTGAGCCTCGTTTCAAATAAGGGCACCACAACGGGCGCCCGATCTAACAACGAACTGCTATGCCAAACTGCTTAACTTTCCTTCGTGGGATGAATACGAATCGTGGCGTGAGGCCCGAACTCCGTGCTCTCGACGTTGATCGGTTTGCCGCCAACGGGCAGTTGTCCAACTGCGATGGCGGCGACGTCTTCGACCTTCGAATCGGCCGACGTTGCGTCATCGACGGCTGGCTTGACGGTCTTTGCTCGCTTCTTCCCGTCCTTGTCCATCGTGTCCAGAAGAACCTGGAGCGTGTCGAAACGGGGGTGATAGTCGGGCTGATTGATGATTCGCTGCATCGTTCGGCGATCAACCCGGATCGCCTCGGCGAGCGCGTTAAGCATTCGCTTCTCTTTCTGATCGAGAAGCCATGCACGCACACGTTGGAGGTCATTCATAAGGTTGTCGCCGGTAAGGATTCGTTGATGTCTGCGATCCATTCTAGACATATATGCCTCGCGTTGCAAGGCAAACTTGACTAGGGCAGACGAGTACCCTTATGCGCATGACAAAACCACTAAAAACCAGCCCGTCGCGCGCGCTGACGATACTTCGCGCCAATCTCGCCTCGCTTGCGGAAGAGAAGGGTTGGACGAGTCAGGCGCAGATCGGGAAAGAAATAGGTATCGACCAACGAAACGTAGGACGAATACTAAATATGGAGGTCGAGCCGCGTCTGGACACGCTCAGCCAGATAGCGGAAAAATTACGCGTCGCCGAACCGGTTTTATTGTGTGAGGGTATGGACGCCAGACAAGCGACGATCAATCCATCGATAAGACAGGACATCCTGATCCTAATCAACGAATTGATTCGTCTAGAGAAAGCTGGAGTGCTTACGGAACAGGCCGTCAGGTTCCTGCAAGACAGCCTGGCAATTGCTACCGGGTCAAACGCGGGTATAGCAATAAAAAGCAAAATGGCTGCACAATAAGTGGACATCAGCCCCTACTTAAAAGGGCGCTACCACAGAGAGCAGCCGAGGAACACCCATGATCGACGCAGCATGCCGGCCGTCGTTATACCTGGTTAAGAACACAGCATCGCCTATACAGGCTGGTCAGTCTTCCCGCAATTCATTGCACGGATCGTCCATCGTTCTGGAGGTCAGGAACGGGCGCCTGTCGCAAAACGAAGTCAATGTGTCGGACCCCAACGACGCGACGGCGCTCATCAACGGTCTAGTCATGGCGCTCGTTCACGCCCTCCGAATCCAGCAAAACCGCTAGGTTGCCGCGCCCCATAGGGGCTTGCCCTTGCTCGTCAAAAATAAGGCATAAATGTCTTGCGCATTAGACATTCGTGCCTTATAGTGAAGTCATCCCAGCGCGACACCCACCGGAGCCAGCCATGAGCCAGACCGCCAGCGACTTCCTCGACCTTCGGGCGATGACGCGAAATGCAGCGCTCGATCGATTCATGCTCGAGCTGGCCGCTCGGTTGATTGCGGCCGGCGTGCGGGACGAGCGGGGCGGGTGCTGAACGGGAACGCAACGAAGGGGAATGATGATGCTCAAAGACATGCATATTGGCGTAAGCCCACTCACGCAGAAGATCGTTGCGTATCGAGGAAAGAACGGCATAGCAACGTCAAAAAGCGACGACCTCACAAGCGAAGCGGTGTTCTCTGTCGCTCATTTGATCCTGATGCGAGGCGAGCCAGTCACCGTAGTTCTGGACGGTGAGGAATTCGTCCTTCGATTGCACCAGAAGGCCTCCTAACAACCGCGCCCGCAGTGCGGGCAATAAGTCAGTAGCGACAAGCCTCCGGGCTTCTCAGTGCTGATTTGAAGTAGCAGCACCCGCACCCGGCAGAGCCGGAATTGCGAACGGTCTTTATACAACGTGGATTGAGTGTCACCAGAGCGGGAATCCTAGATCGGTGGACGTGTGGGCTTGATCGGCCCTTGATCAGCACGACAGGTTCGAATCCTGTTTCCCGCTCTGACGACATTCGATCTACTTCATGGATAAAAGGTGTCACGGCGAAAGCCCGAGCGCACACATGTCTGATTCCCACCGCATGAGTAGCAGAAAGAGTGGAAATGGCTGAACCGTATCGACGGGGATGCTACCGAAAGGCGCCGAGCGATCACGGCGCGGTAGTGCTCGCAACCCGAACCCAAGCCGGAGCCGATTAGATCGGGTGTAGCCGGATGGGTTCGGAGAGATACAGCAGTTTCAGTGGAGCGCCCTACGATCCAGTGGGCGCGGCCAGTAACCCGGGGATTCTCGGCGGACTGGCGACAAGAGTGGTAGCGCACTCTCATTCAAAAACGCAATGA